TAAGTTCAAAGTAGGCGACAAGGTTAAGACCCGCGATGGGAGGGAGGGCGAGGTTGTCTACATTGATGAACGATTGAAGCAGCCGATTATCGGGGTGATTTCTTGGGAGGGAGGAGATCGTCCCTCTTGTTATTTTTGGAACGAAGATGGTAGCTTTGTTGGGTACGGTAGTTCAAGTGAGCTTGACATCATCCCCCCATCTCGTACCGTGACGTTGTACCACGCTCTTGTTCGCACCATGGAAGGGCGTTACTTCAGCCCCTATGATCTGTTCAGCGGTTTAGATGACGATGAGATAGAGGATTGGAACAGTGGCGAATACAAAGTCATCCGGCTCTTGACCGAGTATCCTATTGAGGTGGAGCTATGAGCAGCCTTGACGATCTGTTGTACGCGCTGAAAGATTCGGCCCGGTTCGGAGACCCAAGCCACGCAGAGACAGGTTCCCCTCACTGGTACGCTATCCGAGACTTGGAGCACTACGTGGTACACAACCAAGACCTGTTGATCACCGACCTAGAGCGAGCATTGCGAGATGACGACTAACAACAGTCTATACCTAGGCGATTGCCTAGAGGTACTGCGGAACATGCCTGATGATTGCATCGACGCGGTAGTGACTGACCCACCATACGGGTTGTCGTTCATGGGGAAGAAGTGGGATTACGATGTCCCTAGTACAGAGATTTGGGCAGAGTGTCTCCGAGTATTGAAACCCGGTGGTCACTTACTGGCCTTCGCTGGTACTCGCACGCAGCACCGCATGGCCGTGCGCATCGAGGACGCCGGGTTTGAAATCCGCGACATGATCGCCTGGGTTTATGGCAGCGGGTTCCCCAAGTCGCTGGACGTGAGCAAGGCCATCGACAAGGCGGCTGGTGCCGAACGAGAGGTGCTCGGCACCGTGGACCCGAGAGGTGCGTTTGATGGGCGCGAGCGTAAAAGCGCCGCCATCAACACAAATTGGCGGGGAGCCGAAGGCAGAGACGACGTGCGTGACTTGAGCAAGAAAGACGTAACAGCCCCCGCCACCGAAGCCGCCCGCCAATGGCAAGGCTGGGGCACTGCCCTGAAACCCGCCCTGGAGCCGATCACTGTGGCGCGTAAGCCGCTTACCGGCACCGTGGCTAGTAATGTGCTGGAGTGGGGGACTGGGGCGCTGAACGTGGATGGGTGTAGGGTTCATGCGGACGATGCGCCGGCTGGTCGGAAGCGACACGGTGGGGGCATTGCCGAAAACCACACATCGTTTGTACTGCCTGACAGCAACCACGAATCGCCCGCCGGCCGCTGGCCCGCCAACCTGATCCATGACGGCAGCGACGAGGTAGTTGAAGTGTTCGGAGACCCGGCCCGTTTCTTCTACTGCGCCAAAGCCAGTAAGAAAGATCGAGGGGATGGGAACACCCACCCAACGGTTAAACCGACAGACTTGATGCGTTACCTGTGTCGGTTGGTCACACCGCCCGGAGGTGTTGTGCTTGATCCGTTTATGGGGTCAGGGTCTACGGGGAAAGCGGCTGTTGCAGAGGGTTTCCGGTTCATTGGAATTGAAAAAGATGAGCACAGTTTTGAGACAGCCAAACAGAGGGTCGCTTATTGATGACTAGCCTACGCATGCCCTGTCCCAAGTGCCGCGAGGAGGGGAGGGATTCTAAGGGAGACCACCTCAAGCCGTGGGATGATGGCAGAGGTGGGTGGTGTTTCCACGGACACGGCTCCGTGTTCTTTGATGGGGAGGAACAATACGAACGCAAGGAGTACCGAGTGAGTCAACCAGCAAAAGATGAAGTGCCTTTGGTTTTGTCCTACCCTTTCCTTGAGTACCCATCACGGAAGATTTCAAAGGAGACCTTCGAGCACTTCGGTGTACGAACCGGAGTATCCATGGAAACGGGGGAGCCAGCGGAGCACTACTACCCGTACTACCACGAAGGCTCTATAACGGGGTTCAAGCGGAGGCTTCTACCAAAGAAAGGTTTCTCTTGGATTGGCAAAGCGAAGTCCCTTTTCGGGTGGGACAAGGTGGTGGGTCGAAAGTTTATCATCGTGGTAGAGGGTGAGCAGGACGTTCTCTCGTGCCACGAGATGATGAAGAAGCTCAAACCAGACCGCCCTCCGTACAACGTAGTATCTATCCCCAACGGAGCTAGTGAACCAAACGATGACGGTGTTGTAAACATTGACAAGACCGTGAAGCGTCTGCTACCATCGCTGGCCGAGTTTGAAACTGTGGTGCTTTGTCTTGACATGGATGTGCCGGGGCAAGAGACAGCCAACATGATCGCGGACTACTTGTGCTCATCGACCACGGTCAAGATGGTATCTCTTCCGCTGAAGGATTCAGCGGCTATGTGGGAGGAAGGGCGTGAGAAGGAGTGGGCGTCCGCAATCAACAACGCCCGGAAGTTTGTAACCGATTCAATCGTCTGCGGATCAGACGACGTAGACAGTTTGTTCAAACCACTCAATGAGGGAATCCAGTTCTCGTTTCGTCCAAAGACAGGTCAGAAGTTACACGGGTTCCGCAAAGGGGAGATGCACACGCTGATTGCTCCTCCAAACGTGGGTAAGAGTTCGTTATATCGACAATGCTTGTATGAGGGGTTGGTGTCTTTGCCGGATACGATCTTTGGCGGGCTGTTCCTAGAAGAGACGACAAGGAAAACAAAACAATCCATCGTTGCGTACCACGCCGACACTCCGCTTAACAGGTTCCGAGAATCACCATTCCACAACCACGCCACGAAAGAGGCCACAGAGATGTTGCTGCCACGACTGCATCTTTATGAGCACAAGACTCAAGTCATCTCCGATGACGTTGTGCTTCGGAAGATCGAGTTTATGGTGAAGGCACTGGGTGCTGAGTACGTGCTTCTAGATCATCTTGGTTTCATCATTGGTGCAATGAAGACAGAGAACGAGAGACGCGCCATCGACGTATTCTTGACGAAGTTGGCTAGGTCTGTGGAGGAGTGGAACTACGGGTTGTTCCTCGTGTCGCACATCAAGCGAGGAGAGAAGGAGCAGAGCCGGAGTGGGAAAGAGAAGTACCCTTATTGGGAAATCCTAGACATGGATGACGCACGAGGGAGCGGGGCTATTGAACAATTAAGCCACAACCTGATTGCATTGGAGAGACAGGTTCTTGATCCTAGCCTCCCTGACACACGCGGGTTTGTACGCACACGTCTCCTGCGTAACCGAGAGTGGGGAACAATTGGAACAGGAGACATCCTTACCTTCGACCATCGGGGTAAGTTCACCACCGCACCAACAACGGAGTATTGATAGATGATTAGCGATTGGAGTGAAGCCCCCGAGTGGGCCACGTGGCGAGCAAAAGATTCTAGCGGGGAGGTTTGGTATTACGAGTTCAAACCAGTCAAACATGACAAGGTGCAGATGTGGGTTGCACTAGATGGCCGACAGGTCTTTGGGATTGGTGGTGGTAGCAGTGTGGGGTGGGAATCCTCCCTTGAGTGGTACAATGAGGACGGAGGTTTCCGGTAATGGACTTCTATGACATGGCTGACAGTGTTGATAAGATTGTCTATCAACTCCGGACACAACAACCCGACCCCGAGCTAAAGGGTGAAGTGGATGATCTTGTCCGCGAGTTGACCACTATCGCAGATGTGCTCTACACCTTGTACCCTGCAAGTTTCTACACAGTTGAAGAACGCAAGGCAGAGGTTCGGAAGCTGTGGGCTAAGGCTAACAATGAACGCGGGAGGTTGTAAATGACAACCCTAGTCCTTGACGCAGAGACAGATGAACTTCCCCCGATGGTGTCCAAGGTCTGGTGTGTGGGGACTCTTGTGCTTGAGTCGGGAGATGAGAGGATGTGGCGAGACATGGATGATCTCAAGGGCTACCTCTCATCCCTTCGACCTGCGGTTGTTGTGGGACACAACCACATCGGGTTCGATCTCTACGTATTCAAGAAGATATTGGGGTGGGAATACACCGTAGGACGACAGGATACGTGGCTAGGATTCAACACTGAGTTCCGAGACACCAAGCAACTGAGCCAGTTCCTCAACCCAGACCGCGAGTGGGGACACTCGTTGGAGGATTGGGGGAACTACCTAGGCGACCACAAGATGAACTTCCGAGAGGCGCTTATTAAGGCCGGAGCATTGGAGAGATCATCCCAGAAGGGAGACGAGTTCAAACAGTACCACCCGATCATGGGGGACTACTGCGCACAGGATGTGCGGGTGTGTGCTAAGGTCTACCAACATTTACTTCTGGAGGCAGAACGTGAGTACGATGAAGTTTGGGATGGGAGGAAGGTAGAGTGTGTCCACACTAATGTAGGTGGAACCCGCCCACTCCTCTTTGCCATTGATGGGGTGGATTCCTTCAGTACAAAACAAAATGGTAGCTTCTATCAAGACGATGGTGATAGTAGATACAACATCATCTCCGAGTGGCACGATGAACGGGTGGTGTGGATGGTTTGGAACGGGTGGAGTGGTAGCGCTTTTGTCTATGATCTTTACTCAGAAGCCTTCCGCTTCTACACAGCCCTGTACGATCACCCCTGTAGTTCCCTCACCCGCGTGGTGCTCCAAGACGGCCACGTTGATACGGAGTAGCCAAAGATGAAATCTGGAAAAGAGGTGAATGGTTTTTGGAGTGTTAGTCTCTACGCAACATGCCCCCATTGTGATAGGTATGTTGACGTAACAGATCACGGAGGGTTTTGGTACAAGCACAGTGCCGTTGATCCTGTCACGTACAGGTCAACGCTGGAGGTGGTGTGTCCCGCCTGTGGCGAGGAGTTCATAGTCTCTTGTGATACGGAGTAGTCAAGTGAAACTATTCAACCTCGATTGCTGGATCGCCTACAAAACTAGCTCACACCTGATGAGCCTACAAGCGATAACGGGCATCGGGTTTGACAAGGAAGCAGCGGTTAGTCTGTTGGCACACATCAACGTAGAGATGGATAAGATTGTTGCAGAGGTTGAGCCTCAACTTCCTCCCCGTCCTATGAACAAAGGAGAGGTAGAGTGGTGGCTTCTCCCAGCCAAGCCTTGGGACAAGGACGGGACACACTCTGCCTTGATGCACAAGTGGTGCGAGACACGCGGTGGTACACTGGTCGGAGACCGAGAGGTGATGGTCGATGGTGTTGTCTACCCGCTGTCCTCCAAGGGACAGACCAAGACACACACCACGATGCACCTTGCCAACCAAAAGGATTTGAAAGAGTGGTTGCTAGAAAGCGGGTGGATACCTACACTGTGGAACTTCAAGCGGGACGCGAAGGGTAAGCCCGAGCGGGATCAGGACGGCAACATCATCACCACTACACCCAAGATGCAAGAGCAAGGGAAGCTCTGCCCCAATCTGGAACAGATGCAAGGGGAGCTTATCAAACCAGTGGTGAAGTGGCTGAGCTATCGTAACCGTAGGTCGGTGGTTGAGGGGTGGTTGGAGAACAAGAGGCTTGCCTACGATGGGCGACTCCCCGCATCTGCTCCCCTGATTGCCTCCACATTCCGACAGAAGCACTCGGTGGTGGTGAACGTGCCGAAGGCTGAGGCGAGCGTATTGCTAGGGAAAGAGATGCGCTCTCTGTTCATCGCTAAGCGGAAAGGTTACAAGTTTGTCGGGTATGACGCCTCTGCATTGGAAGCACGTATCGAGGGACACTACGCTTCTCGGTACGAGGGAGGGAAAGAGTACGCCTATGAGCTAATCAATGGGGACATCCACCTCAAGACAGCGGCCACTGTGTTTGCACAGTACGTGGGCCACATCGTTCGAACAGAGGAATACACCACGGACAATCCCCTCGTTAAGCCGTGGAGAGATCGCTCCAAGAACATCAAGTACGGGATCAGCTACGGGGCACAGCCTCCGAAGATTGCTTCTATGCTCGGTGTCCCCTTGGGTGAAGGGAAGAACATCTACAATGCGTTTTGGGAATCGGCTAAACCGTTGGCCTTGTTCAAGGAGAAGCTGACTGCGTATTGGGAAACCACCGGAGGTAAGCAGTACGTACTCGGGATTGATGGTCGGAAGGTTCCCACACGGTCTAAGCACTCGTTGGTCAACGCGGTGTTCCAATCGTGCGGTGCTATCGTGATGGACTACTCAACCTTGTTCATGGATAAATGGCTGGGTGGTATACAGCTTGACTCGGACGGTTATCCGTGTTACCATTGTAAAGGACACCGCATTTACCGGGTGAGCTATCACCACGATGAGTTGGGCTGGGAGGTGCCGGAGGCACTGGCGGGTGGATTAGTCACACTAGGTAATCGTAGCATCATCAAAGCAGGGGAGCACCTCAAGCTGAGGGTTCCGTTAGACGCGGCAGGGAAAGTTGGTGACAACTGGAAGGATGTACATTGACGACCACAACCAAGCGTTATGTTTTACATCCGGGGTGGGTGTCTAGTAAGACCGGCGGTGATAACCACTTCGTGGGTGGTCCAAGGCTGGCTAGACTATATGAAGTAAACATACGAGAGTGTGTCTTTGGAGACGTTCCAGATTACAAGGAACTCCCCGGAGACATCCATCTACGTCCATCCTACTCGGGTGACTACAGCCTAGACTCAATCAACAAGGAGAGCTAAGATGAAGACTGTTGTTCGCAACAACAATAAAGAAGAAGCCGAGGTCCAAGATACGTGGTATGTGCTTGTGTCGGAGGAGCAGGTCAAAGACGAGGATATTGCCTCTCCGCTGTGGTTCAGCGAGGAGAAGGCTATTCGTGTAGCAGAGATGGGATACAATGGAACAATTTACGTCGCAGAGGTCAAGCTCATCACCAAGGTTGTCGGATAAGTAAACACCACAAAGAGAGGAAACACACAATGACATTTACGTATACTCCGTACAAGCAACAGCGTTCAGAAGCAAGTGGCCCCCGTCGAGAGATCGACTTTGATGCTCTCAACGAACACATGGTCAAACAGTTCGGCCCAAAGGAGCGCCGGATGGTTGGCATCATCTCGGGTATCTACGACTTGGGTATCCAAGAACGAGACCCATACGAATCTGAGTGGAACGAGAAGGACGCTACCCGCCCCGGAGCAACTGAGTACATTGAGGACGGTAAGCGGATGCTCCGCATCCCTGCTCGACCAACTCCGGGTATCGCATTGACCGTAGATTTCCCCCAGATCGTTGTTGACAAGGGTCAGTTCTACGAGGGCAAGAGTGACCCTAAGCCTCTCCGTCTGTTGCTCAACGGAGAGTTCTCCCGCGAATCTACCACACAGCCAGGTAAGAAGGAACTGTGTGTCAACCGCCCATTGTGGGTACAAGAGAGCAAGGATGATGTGACAGGCAAGTGGGCCATTGCCAAGACCAATAAGCTCCACAAGCTGGCTTCCTATTGCGATGTGTTGGATTCAGAGGGCCGGTTCCACGCTCGGGATATTGGTAAGTTGCTGGGTAAGGCTGCGCAGTTCAAGGTTCACGTATTCATCCGTGAGGGTAAGTGGTTGAATGAGCGTATCGAGGTGGAGGGTGGTGTGATGGAGGGGGTTCCGATCCCCGAGATTGATCCTTCTCTGCTCCACGGGATGACCATGTTTGGTCGTATTGATCCCGAGGCTGTACGTACAGCCCGACGCTCTATCCTAAACTCGTGCAAGCGTGCGTTGAACTACGACGAGTCTGACCTCAAGAAGCTCTTGGAGTCGGGTGAGTTCACCAAGCCAGCACCCGTTGCGGAGCAACAGAAGGCGGCACCCGAACCTAAGGCAGAAGCAGCAGCACAACCCGAGGAGTGGCCGGAAGATGACATCCCCTTCTAAGTTTGATGTAGACTTGACTCGGATTGTCAAGCGCACAGAGGAAGTGACTATATACATAGTAGGCGATGGCCTTGATGCTGAGACGTTCCCCACCTTTGAGGGAGCGGCCACCAGCCTGACCATAATGGAGATATACCACTTCCTCCAGTTACCACCCTGCATGGAAATTGAGGATGCGCTGATCGAAAAGAAGTACAGGGACAAAATCAGGGAAGTGATCGACTACCTAGACCGGGATTAACAACTAAGCCCACCCTCACGGACGGGGGTGGGTTTTCTTTACGGAGGAATGATGCAAGAGAACAATAACAACACACCGTGGTCAAGCGTTGGCTACCTGACATACAAGCGTACTTACAGCCGGGTAAAGCAGGATGGTATCACCGAGGAGTTCCCCGACACCGTAGACCGAATCCTCGCCGCATCTAGGGATCAACTGGGGGTTGGTTTCACCACGGAGGAAGAAGATCGCCTACGCTACTACCTGACCAAGTTGAAGGGAACAGTGGCGGGTCGGTTCTTGTGGCAGTTGGGGACGGATACGGTTGGGAAACTTGGCCTAGCCTCTCTCCAGAACTGTGCATTTGTAACCGTAGATCACCCTATTCGACCATTTACATGGGCATTTGACATGCTTATGCTAGGAAGCGGTGTCGGGTATAACGTCCAGAGAGAGCACGTAGACAACCTTCCTCCGGTGTTAAGCACGTTCAAGTCTCCTGTTCGTGTTGACTCTCCTGACGCAGACTTCATTGTTCCTGATACACGCGAGGGGTGGGTACAGTTGCTTCACCATACGCTCTCTACTGCGTTCTTTGAGAGGGACTCGTACAAACCGGGATTCACCTACAGCACACACTGTGTTCGCAGCAAGGGAGCACCGATCAAAGGGTTTGGCGGTGTTGCGTCTGGGCCAGAGGACTTGGTACGGGGTATTGAACAGATTTCACGCCTACTGGAACAGCGTCGTGGAAAGAAGCTGCGTCCTATTAACTGCCTAGACATCATGAATATCATCGGGTCAGTGGTGGTAGCAGGGAATGTACGCCGTTCTGCTCAGATCGCTATTGGGGATTGCGACGATGTAGAGTACTTGAAGGCCAAGAACTGGAGCAGCGGTAGCATCCCCAACTGGCGAGCAATGTCTAACAACTCCGTTGTGTGCAACGACATTGGGATGTTACCTGACGAGTTCTGGAAAACCTACGAGGGAGGGAGTGAACCTTATGGACGCATCAACCTGGGGCTGTCTAAGAACTGCGGACGACTAGGAGAGACTCAGTACAAAGACCCAGATGTGAAAGGCTTTAATCCGTTAATGCTAGCGGCTTAGGGGGGTGATCCCCTTAGCAAACCCGAATATCGGGGGAAGTCCAGACCGGATAATCCCGACGCACTTATACAAAAGAGGGCGCGAGAGACTGACAAGGGCGGCTCTACATCCAGAGTCGATGATACAGTCCGACCTATACAGGAATGTATAGAGGTAGCAGAAATGACTACCCGCCGAGGCCCAGCAGTACATGGCGCTGGGATAGGTTATCAAAGTAACAGAGTGGTGCCGAACAAAGCCTTGCTAACTTTGAAACGTGCTGTCTTGCGGAAGTCTACCTGTCTAACATCGAGTCTTACGGTGAACTGGTGGATGTGTTGAAACTGTTGTACCGTATCAACAAACACTCCCTTCGCCTCCCTTGCCACCACAAGGAAACAGAGGCTATTGTCCACAAGAACATGCGCATGGGTATCGGTGTTACAGGATACCTTCAAGCGACGGAGGAACAACGAGGGTGGTTGAGCAAAGCCTACGAGGAACTTCGCGCCTTTGACAAGGACTACAGTGAAGCCCACGGGTGGCCTGTCTCAATCAAGTTGACCACAACCAAGCCAAGCGGTACGTTGTCTCTCCTTCCGGGTGTCACTCCGGGTGTTCACCCCGGCTATGCACAGTACATGATTCGTCGTATCCGTATTGCATCGGATCACGCCTTGGTTCAAGTCTGCAAGGATCACGGTTATCCGGTAGAGTTCCAACGTAAGTTCGACGGTACAGAGGATCACTCAACTGTGGTGGTTGAGTTCCCATTCTCCTATCCAGAGGGTACGGTGCTGGCTTCGGATGTAACCGCCATTGACCAGTTGAAATGGGTTGAGCGGTTGCAACGAGAGTGGTCAGACAACAGCGTCAGTTGCACGGTGTACTACACCGCAGAGGAGCTTCCGACTATCCGGGAGTACCTCAACAAGAAGTACAACAAGACGTTCAAGACAGTCTCGTTCCTTCTCCACAGCGGACACGGATTCGACCAAGCCCCGTTCGAGGAGATTACCAAAGAGGAATACGACCGTCGCGTAGCGAGTAGTCGGCTGATCTCCGGCTTCTCCGAAGCGTTGGAGTTGGACTTGGATAGCGAGTGCGCTGGTGGTGCTTGTCCTATCCGGTAAGCAAGTGTTAAGGGAGATAGTGGTATAGTAGGTTCTACCTAAAGGCAGTGAGGGGTTCTCGTAACTAGGACGTTGTTAAAGGAGATAAGGCATCCCACATGCGGACGCTGGCTCCCTTTAACGTGAACGGGGGTGTCGGAGTGGGTATCAATGCCGAAAGGTATATACGGCCACACTGCTTACCGCTTTGAATGTAGTGGGACAAACATCTGTCGGAATAGCGACCTGACCCTTTAGGACTACTGCGCAGCAGGGGTGCATCCCTGTCCATTAAGCGCCCCGTATGGAGTAAGCGGGACTGATAAACTTTGATGGTGGATGCGCAGTGGTGATGCGCGGGGCGGTCATCTTTGATGGCGCGCCACCAATGCTGGCCGAGAGGCCTAACCCGCAATAAACACCTAGGAGATTGAACGATGGAAAACAACGACAATGAGTGGCTCCCATTTGAATCACACCCGAGAGACGGATCACAGTTTATAGTTTGGGATGGGAAGGAAATGGCTATTCTGAACGCACCATATGGTTATGCTCTTGGACGGTGGAGGAAGATCAAGGGTTCTTGGTGCGGAGCAATGGTTCGGTTTGATAACCCAACCCATTGGAGGAAGAAACCAACCCCACCTAAGAAATCGAAAGGAGATTGAACGTGAGCACTGTTGAAGTGACCTTTGATTTTGCATATCGCGATGACTGCCTAGACCGTATGGTTCCGTCGGATTTGCGTGCGTTGGTGGCGGAACGTGATCGGTTGAGAGCCGAACTCGCAGAGGCTAAGGAAGCAGTCGCCGCAGAGCGCGAGGCGTGCGCCGCAGTTGCCGAGGATACCGCTGCCGGCGTAGATGCTGAGTCGATTGCAGCAGCCATACGTGCGCGCCGCTGGGATTGATCGAAGCAACAACAGACAGGAGCCGCAACAATGACCGACGAACTAACACCCCTCGCCCTTTCCTACATCTACGATGAACTGGAACTCCAGTATGAGTACATGATGGACTGTGATGCTTTTGACCCGGAGTATGACCTATGAGCAAGATCGAAGTAACGATGCTATACCATGACCTCGGCAGGTGTGAGACGTGCGGGGACTCATCTGATCTGTGGGAGTATTCAATCTACGTAGACGGTGAGCTTGCTAGTACCTACGAAGGTGGTGGTTGTCTGGGTGAATACATAGACGAGGAAGTCCTTATGTCGAGAGTTCTCAAAGCTCTCGGCCACACCTTGCAAGTGACAACACTTGACTCTGATGACGGCCAACCAGTATGTTCCACTACGCATGACTAGCATCTTATCCGCCCTCCCCTTCCTGTTCATCTTCGATGAGCCGGTCTGCACTCAACAGGTACAAGTAACATCCTTCGAGTATCTCCTTGATCCTAAGGTGGTGCTCGTCCATAACCGAGAGGTATTCAAAGATGGGTTCGAGTCCTGACTTCACAGGGTTACACGTTAAGCGCCGCTTGTCGTTAGAAGAGAGCGGAGAGCAACCCTTCCTCTACAAGCAGTACCTAGACAAGCGCCTCAACCCACGCTGGACAACCTCGTTCTTCATGGAGCAGTTGATGGCGTACATCTACTATCTGGAGAACAACGCAGATGAACAAAGCTGACCACAGGACGCAGGTTGAAGATTTGTTAGCTGAGTGGGTAGACAGCCCAAAACAGAGTAAGAATGTCATCAACTGCCTAGTTGAGTTCCTTTCCGGAGATGTTGGCTGGCTATGTCTTAACATCAGTAAGGTTGATCGCGAGGCTATTATTTCAATAGCTCAGTCCCTTGAGCACACGGGCTGACTTTGCGAACGATTGGAGAACAACAATGGCAATTCAAACTGACACACTCAAAGGTAGGAAGTACACAAGAAGCAAAGAGGTTAGTACATTGAGACTGAATCGTCATGGATACATCGACCTATTGAAAAGGATAAACCCTGTGCTGGGCCTTCTAGTGGATAGTGGTGAGTTTATCGTCAACGGAATCAGGGTTGTTGTAGATGACGACTACCCGCCTAAAGGAGAGGACTACTGCGATGGCAAGTAAGGACCTGAGCGTAGCGAAGAAGGGGAAGAAGCTGACTATCTTCTCAATCTGGGACACACTACAACCTAAGACGCAGTTCTCTGCGTGGAAGATGGTTGAGGACTTGGGAGTCAAACGGGAGAGTATCAACGTGTACTTCTGTAACTGGAAGAAGGGGAAGCCTTCGGAGGAAGGGGAGACCTCTTGAGTAAGACCCAACACCTAAACCCAATCATCGACGCTGATTCCATTGTGTGGAGCTGCGGACTCATGAGCAACGATGACAACGACGACCCACCTCTTGGGTTCTACCTCCAAGCTGTGAAGCGGGTTATGGAGTCCATCTTGTGGAACTTCCCCGACAGAACCTACACCAAGGTATACATCGGAGGGGAGGGAAACTTCCGCCACGCTGTGGCCTTCACCAAGCCGTACAAGGGCACCCGTAAGCAGGAGAAGCCTAAGTATTACCGAGAGATACGCGAGTATCTGGTGGAGCGTTGGGACGCTGAGGTCGTCAACGGGGAGGAAGCAGACGACGCTGTAGGTAAGTGGCAATGGAGCCACCCCGACAAGTCGACCTGCATCGTAGCTCGGGACAAAGACCTCAAGACAATCCCCGGATGGCACTACTGGTGGAAGCTACAGAAGATGGAGTGGATCACCCCACGGGATGCCAACATCTTCTTCCTTCGTCAGATGCTGACAGGGGACAACTCAGACAACATCCCAGGAGTCCCAAAGATCGGGGATAAGACAGCCGACAGGATCATCCACCAAGCGGGGGGTGATGTGATGAGGCTGGTGTCCCTTGTCGAGAGGGAATACCAGAAAGCCTACGGATTGGACTGGCAACGGGTGATGGACGAACAAGGAACGCTGCTCCACATCCGCCGCGTAGACGGCAAGGGGTGGAAAGATTTTATCTACAAAGGATCGAAACAAGATGGCACGACGAGTAAGCAAGATCGAAACGATGCGGTTGTCAACAACGATGGACGAGCTACTCCAGACTCGGAAGCAGTTGGAGGCAGCGTTGAAGGAGAACACGGAACTGCGGGAGCAGTTGGCGGAGAAGGTTAAGACTTTGGTGGAGAGCAAGGGTGCGAACAAGAAAGCGAGTCGAGAAGATGGTAAACAAGCTCCTATCGGAAGCTCTGGAGTTGAACCGAATGAGGGAGAAGGTTCTGCACCTTGAAGAATCTCTTCGGGTTTCAGAGAGCCTGCGGAACCAATACCTTGATAGGCTGAACCACCTCCACAACGAGAAACTACGCAATGCTCAAGCTCAAAGTAAAGAGGCTGCACCCTGACGCCAAACTCCCCACCAAGGCTCGCGCCTCCGATGCAGCGTTTGATTTGTACCTGTGTGGGGATAACTCTTGGCAACCAGGACGCGGGGTTTATATCCTTCACACAGGGATCGCCGTTGAGATTCCAGAAGGGTACTACGGACAGATTGCAGGCCGCTCCTCTCTTGGCAGCGCAGGGTACGTAGTCCTTGGCGGGGTTATTGATTCCTCTTACCGTGGAGAGGTTTGTGTTATGCTTGCACGTATGAACGAACCCGCATCCTCAAGTACCTTCCCATCTCTTGTGTTCTCTCCCGGAGACCGCATCGCCCAGCTCCTTATCCTTCCTGTTCCACAGGTGGATGTTGTTGAGGTGGATGAGTTGTCGTCCTCGGAACGAGGGACGGGTGGGTTTGGGAGTACTGGAAAATGACAACTGTTTATCTGGTGCAGCTTAGGCCTGGATATGGGGACACAGAAACCCTGTACTCCACATGTTCCAGGGAAAGGGCTATGTTCTTCTTGGCGAAGGAGCGGGTGGCGGACAACGATTTAGCCGACTTCCTCCAGATTACGGAGATTGTTGTAGACGGTGCCCGCGAAGATGAAGCAGAGAGTATGTACAGTGTAGGGTATCAATGCTGGAGTGGTTCAATGGACTACAAGGGGACTGTGTTTCACCTCGAAAAAGAAATGAACACATCGGCAGTCACATTACCCTTGTTCTTCATGTTTCCCATGTATTACGGGAAGGGCGATGGAAGTCATACTCTCCGTATTGGTTGCCATTGCTGGGCCAAGGATAGGGCGGAAGCGGTAGCGATTATGGACAAGGAACGAATCCGCCGAATTAGTGAAGGAGAGTGGAAGGAATGATCCCATCAACCTACTATGAAACCTTCTCCGCAGACCGTATGCTCGCTCTCCAGTGGTACGGTTACCTGATGGTAGATAATATCATCAACAAAGGCTACGCTACGGGAGAGAAGCTCCTAGACGCATCGGAGCGAGAGATGGCACACAACATCATCAAGGGTCACTCCTTCTCCAACATGGAGATCGAGGGAGCGGTAATGTACACCTTTGCCTTGATGCAAGATGCGGGGAAACAGTTGGCGGTTACGCCGGATAATCTGGAACGCTACTTCAAAGACTTGAAAGAGGGCAAGGTGTAATGATTACAGTACAAGTACCAAAAGGGTTCTCATCGAAAGAGCCTCTTCCCAACAGCGATGGGTGGATTCCTTGGGGTGGTGGGGATTGTCCCATCCCTCTTGATACAAAGGTTGAGGTTAGCTGTCGAGGACCATATCCAACTTCAACAGGCCTTGCCCGAGACTTCTCATGGGGACATCTGGAAATGCTCTATGACACAGACATTGTGTCCTATCGAGTAATCAAAGAGGAATCCAAGGATGAGGGCTGGATTCCTTGGACAGGCGGGGAGTGTCCCGTTCCTGACGGTACAGAAGTCGAGGTTGAGTGGCGGACTGGCGGTACAGACATTTGTGATGCAAAGTTTATATATTGGAAATGGGATGAAGATGACCCAGAAACAGACATCCTTTGCTACCGTGTCATTTCCCAAGGTAGTCAAAAGGGTAAATCCATCAACCCTCGCAGTGTCCAAGTTGGAGGAACACACTACGCGGAGATGAAGATTCAACCGTGGGATGCGATCAATGTGTGGAGCACACCGGAGATGGTCCTCGGCTATCACGTCAACACAGCGGTGTCTTACCTCGCACGGTTCCGTGCTAAGGGCGGACTCCAAGACATCAAGAAGGCACACCACCACTTGAGTGAATTGATCCGTTACTTCGAGGAAGAAGAGGAGTATCCGTTTTGAGTAAACTGCCCCCCGACGATCCAAAGTACCAGAAGGCTGTCGAGAAGTTTGAGCGAGCTAAGCGACGGGCTACCCAAGACAAAGCCAAGGGTTCCCGCGCAGCGGAGGCTAAGATCAAAGACCTTCAAGACACCAACCGTAAGTTGAGTGATAACGTACTCCGCTTGCGGAAGATGTTGGCTTGGATGTACCGAGACTTACCTCCTGAGCTTCGCTCCAAGTTTGATAGCTACCGAGAAGCCCTTAACAATGGGACATTGAATCCTGATGCTACCGACCTATAAGCGCAATGATCGAACCGGGAAGAAGCGGGGATCGGGTAAACGCTCCGGCTACGAAGAACACGTAGCCAAGAGCCTAGACTCTCGAAACATCCCTTACGAGTACGAAGCTGAGGTGTTGTCTTATATCAAGCCCCCGGTTCCACCTAAGCCGTCTAAGTACACCCCCGACTTCACGATCAACAAGAAGGACGGGACCAAGATGTACATTGAGAGCAAGGGGAAGTTCACCGCTCAAGACCGCAAGAAGATGGTGTTGGTCAAAGAACAGAACCCCGATGCAGACATCCGGTTGTTGTTTATGCGGGACAACTACATCACAGCACAGAAGAAGTCGAAGTATTCAACGTGGGCATTGCGGAATGGGTTCCCTTTTGCGGTGTCCTACTCTGGACATGTCCCCGATAGTTGGCTTGAGGAGTAAACAATGGTACTGTTCACCCTTGGCTTTATAGCGGGAGTTCTCTTTTGTTGGGTAATTGATGAGTAAACAATGGAAATACTGATGAATGAGATCGACAACGTACAAGAACTGTACCCCTTGGTGAAGAAGTACAACGCACCGATTGTTGTCACCGAAGGTGGGGTACGCTTTTCTCGGGATGATGACGACAGGGACGAGTGGTTCAAGACTTTGCCGTGGACTGCGGAGCAGTTCTGGGGTGTGCTCGGGTGCTGTATCCAAGACTGGTACGGTGCCTACGTGTGTGATATTGAGGATACACTACACGCCTTGGAGCGTGGGTGGAACACCCGAGGAGGGTATTGATTTGTTCAAAACAATCCATGAATGCGGAGTAGAACTCAAGGCGTATACGATGGAGCACACGGGAGTGTTCGGGGAAGAGGAGGATGCAGACCTTCTCCCTGTGTCCGCCGCCCGTGCCTCCTTTATCGCAGACGATAAGACGGGAGATGATATTTCGGATGACTTGAAACTGATGAAGTACCTGGCCGATCATCGGCACGTATCTTGCTTTGAACATAACTACGCAACGATGGTGGTTGAGTGTCCTTTGTTCGTAGCTCGTCAGATCATGCGTCACCGATCCTTTACCTTCAACGAAACAAGTCGTCGGTACACTTCGGAGAAGATGGGGTTCTGGGTTCCCGACAAGTGGCGCAAGCAAAGTAAGAGCAACAAGCAAGGGAGTCTTAACGAAGAGGTAGATATGAGCACCCCTCTGTTCGGGGAGGGCTTCTATAACGTCTATGGAAAATCCAACCTAGAAACCCAACCGAAGCAGATCATGGAGTCTTGTCTACTCAATTACGAAGAAATGCTATCTGCGGGAGTCTGTCG